GGTAGCGCTCCACGGGGTCGATGATGGTGCTGGTGCCAAGGATCAGCAGGTCCGACAAGGACTGCGATTGGGCACCGGCGGGCGTCAGCACTACGCTGACGTTGACGATGCGGTTAACGGGAAGAGTGTTTGCCATGGTGGCTCCTTTACGGGGTGACGTTGACAGTGGTTGAGAACGGGGTAGCGCCGCCGCCGTTTGTGGAAACGGTAGCGGTTGCATCTGCCAGATGGCGGATTGGGTAGACGCGGACAACGCGTCGCGTCCAGAGCACCTTCAGGTCAGTGCGCTTGACGTTGACTTCTTTGAGCAAGGCAGGCAAGTACACGGGCTTGCCCACATCGCGGAGCTTGATGCCGTAGCTTTGCAAGGGCCACCGGTTCTGTGGCACTTGCAAGCCTGCCGTGAATTGGTTGACAAGGGCTTGGCTGTTGGGGCCATAGAAGGACAGGAACAGCTCCAGCTTCTCGTCATACTCCACCCGGTCGGCCCCAGTGCCCGGTGGGCTTGTGGTCACTGCATTGGGGTCGTGCACCTGGTAGGGGTTCTGGTCGCGCTCTACCACGCTGACGCCGACAGCTGCCCAACTGGTGGCGAATGCAGGTTGCGCCGGGGCCTCCGGTTGCCAGCGTGGCCGCACCATGGCACCAGGTAGGTTGGTGATGGCGGCGACCGCGGCCTGGAACAGCTTCTCCAGCTCCAGGTCATAGAGGGGCTGGGCACCATCGGGCAGCAAGTAGCCGCCCGTTGTGGAATCGTTTGCCATGGGTCCTCCTTATTGTGGCACGTCTGGTTGCGACATGGACTCAGCCACTACTTCGTAGGTGCCTGCCCCGTAGCGACTGTATGGCAAGACCTTCTTCACCACATAGGTGCTGCCATTCCAATTGATCAGATCGGGTTGCCAAGTGGTCTGCCCATCAGCCGACTGTGCGAGCCCTCTAAACTGGAACGTCGAGGCCACAAAGATGACGCGTGGGGCAAGCTGTGCCTCGGGGTTGCGCATCAGCTCTGCGGGCTCCTCTTGCGTCACCACCCCACACAGCGGCACCGCAGTGCCCGGGAAGGTCGTAATGGTGGACGTGCTTGGCACCATGATGCCGTCAGTGCCCACAGTCTCTATGCGGCGCGTGACGGTGAAGGTGTCGGCAACCATGGGGTCGCTGACTACAAAGGAAACATCCAAGTCCGGCATTACTTCTCTCCTCTCTTACGTATGGCGTAGTTCACTGCATTGCGCATCTGCCCAGTATCGACCAAGGGCTTCGCATTGCTTGTGCTGGGGTTCCCACCCTGCCTGCGTTGCTCTAGCTCCGCCATGGCCCCTTTAGAGCCCCGGCGAGCGCGTGCCCGCAAGGTGCTAGGTGCCAGCGGTGGGGGCACGCCGTCATTGATCTTGTTCTGGATGGCGAGCTTGGCGATGAGACCCACCTTGTGGTACTGGCCCTCCAAGCTGCCAGTGCTTGCGCCTGCCATGACGCGCTGTGCCATGTCTTCCAGCTCGCTGGTAATGCGATCCTTCACCGACTCAATCCCCGGCTCCATGAATGGGCGTGCCGGGATGTTGGCCTCTGGTGCGCCTTGGTCGTGGATGTAGCCAAGGCTTGCGTTGGTCATGCCGGTGCCTTCCTTGCGCTCCTCCCCGTCCTCTGGGAAGCCCACCAGGATCTGCACACTGGCAAGCGTACGGAGGGCAGCGGTCAAGTCCGCCACGTTGCCCCCTTTCATCTGCAGTGGTTTGTCTGCCATGGCTATGAGGGGTTCGGGTAGTTGGATTGCCAGATGCCAGCCCAGCCGCCTTGTGACATGTTGACCTCCTGGGCACTGGGTGCGCCCACATAGACGCCGCCTGCACCCACTATGTTCACCAGCTGCTTAAAGCGCAAGCCGTAGGTGGTCAGGTTCCAATGGCCTGCACCGGGCAACATGGCACTGGCTGCGTCGCGGCTCCAGGACACCTTGTCCACGCTACCCGCGGTCTGTGCGCCTTGGATTGCTCCGGGCTGTGCGCCACGCCCACCGTCTCGCGTGGATAGCATCTCCAAGCTCAAGTTGTGGGCGGCAAACAAATAGGACCCAAAGTCGAAGAGGTTGCCCCAGCGGCCAGCATCCATCAAGTTGACCGACAAGTCAAGCCAGAACTGGATGGCTGCATCGGGGTAGGTGGTGGTGTTGGCAAAGGCCGGGAACTTCGTGCGGAAGTCGGCAACAGTTGTGGTCATCGCAATCTCCTGACTCTGGGTGGTTGGTTAGCGAACGGTATCGCGATCGGGGGTCTGGTAGATCTCGACGCCTTGCGCCTTGGCCCACCAGTGGTTTGCGTGGCTGACAGGCATCTCGTCAATGCCTGCCTTGTACTCGTGGGGGATGCCGCTGTCGGACATCAAGGTGAAATCCTTGGGGATCGTCACCGTCACCACTTGCTCGCCACGCGCTTCTGCGTCCTGCACTGCCCGGCTCGATTGGCGAACCGATTGCAGTACCACGCCGGTTGTCGGGGTGTCGGCTGTGTAGTCGCCTTGCGGGGCCTTGGCATTCAAGACCGGGTCCACCGGGACATTGTCTGCCTTTGCGCCTTGCTGATCTGCTTGCTCGGTGGCCTTCTGCTCCTGGGCTTGGCTTGCATCGCCAGTGTTGCCATCAGTGCCAGCATCACCAGCGCCTTGCTGATCTTCTGCGCCAGTGCTGCCATCAGTGCCTGCCTGATCGGTACCAGTTGCGCTGCCAGAACCAGAATCACTGCTCTCCACCTTCACACGTGCTTGCGCCTGAGCGCCTTTTCCTTTTGCCATGGTTGCTTCTCCTAGGTTGAAATGACAAAAAGAGCAAGAGCCGAAGCCCTTGCTCTTTTACTTACCAGACCTTGCGGTCGTTTGCCTTCTTACAGGCCGTCGCGGTACGCCAGCGTTTCGGGGTACACCACTTCGGTGACGCCCAAGCGGCAGTAGTAGCTGGACTTGTGGAAGATGGCGTCGTACTGCACGGGGGTCCGTTGCAGCATGGTCATCGGGAAGCGGACGAAGTTCTTCGCCTTGGTGTATGCCACCATGCGATCGACCGTGCCTGCCGTGCCCAAGGTACCGCCAGAGCCCGCACCCACCAGCCACTTGGCGGGCTGGATGTTGATGGTGCCCTTGCCGGAAGTGACCAGGATGTTGTTTTCCAACAGGTACTTCAGGATGGACACGTTGCCAGCGGTGCTGACGATCTGGGTGCTGATGTAGCCGAACTGAGTGGGCGGGATGCGGATCTCGGTGGGCATCACGGCCCAGCCAGAAGCGGCCCAGGTGGACAGCAAGATCTCGTTCACGTCCTTCAGGATTTCAGCCGGGGTCTTGTTGCTCCACAGGGGAGATGCCAAGGCACCGTTCACCACGTTGGCGACGTTGGTCACCAGAGTGTTGTTGAACAGGCCGGTCACGTTGATGGCGCTGTCGCCGACGTAAACCTGCTCGTCAATGTCCATCTGGTGCTTCAGCTTCAGGGCTTCGAACTTCTGGGTGTCGATGGGGCGACCCAGCTTGGCAGCGCTCTCCAGCTCCAGGATGGTGTACTTCAGCTCCAACGCCCAAGGCGTCAGGGCGTTAGCCACCTTTGCCATATCAACGGACACGCCGCCGATCTGGTCAGTCGTCTTGCCGATCCATGCCTTGCCGTTGCGGATGCCGTTGCCGGAGCCAAGGTTGCCAGCGCTACCGAAGCTGGTCAGCGTGAAGCTGGACAGTTCGTCGGCGATGCTGACATCTTCGCGCACGTCAATGTCACGGCTCCAGGTCACAGCCGCCAGCGGCAGGTGCAACTCGGGGTCCAGACGTTCCAGCTCGCCCACCAGGAAGGCACCGGTGGAGTCCACAGTGCGGCCGTCGTGGGTGCGGTAGTTGTGCTCGAAGGCAGTACCGCGCATGTCACCGCGATCGTTGATGGCGCGGGTGCCCTGCGCATCGAAGGTCTGGTGGTCGAAGGTGCGGGCATGGCCCAGGATGAGTGCTGGTGCAGACATAGCAGCCAGAGCCAGCGCGAGACGGCCCGGTTTGGGCACAATGATGTTGCGTTGCATGTTGAGGATTCCTCTCTACAGGGGGTTTGTTAACGAAATGCGCTTGTTGGGTCTAGCTGACTATTAGGTCGCCAAGATTTCCAGTTCGCAGTAGCCGTTGGCATCGGTCGGGCCGCAGAAGCGGGCGTTGGCGATGGTGGCCGTGTTGCCGCCAGAAGCGACGGAGCTGAAGCCGCCTTGGATCTGGGCACCAGCAGTGGCCGCAATCCAGACGTAGACAGCGCCATCCTTGGTAGGCTGTTGGGTGGCGAAGTTGTTGCAGCGCACGATGATGTAGCCGTCGCGCAGCACGTCAATCACCGAGGGGCCTGCCGGGGGCACGCCAGCACCAATGGAGGCGTTGGGGCCACCGCTGGTCTGTTGCACGGGGTAGGGTCGCACGCAGACGCCATACAAGCGGGTGACGGCCGTATCAGAGGCAATCAGGCCACGCACAGTATTGGCGGCGGTGTTGACCACTACCGGGTCACCATACAGGCGAACGGGGTTGGTGGTGTCGTTGACGGCGGGCAAGATGCTGGCCGGGTGGGTGCGGTTCACGTCACCGGGGAAGCCTGCACCCATGCGGTAGGTGAAGGCCACGTCGCGGGTCTTGGCTTGAACCTGGGCTTGGCCGACCATAGCCAGCACCGCCAGAGAGATGAGAGTGCGTTTCATGTTGATGATTCCTTTATGGAAGTTGCGGGTGGGTGATCGGTTTACTTGGCCTTGGCATTCTGAGCGGCCCAGAACTGTGCGTTCTGTGCGTTCAGGTCTGCCAACGACTTCGGTGCGCCGGATTTGGATTGTTGGTGGCTCTGACCGTCGCCAGTACGGCGCTGCGTGGCAGCGGCATTGTTCATCATGGCCTTGGCACCAGCTGCTGCGTTGAACAGCACGGCGACATCCTTGCAGTCAAGGCCATCGGTGGTCACGAACTTCTTGCCACCAGCAACTGCATGCACCAAGGCGCTGCCGTCCGTAGTGCCCAAGCACATGTCCAGCGCACGGCGGCGGGCACCGCACATGGCATCAACCGTCTTCTTGCGTGGCAGCTTGGCATCGAACGTGGGCATGCGGAAGCCGGGGACCAGGATCTCGGCCTTGGAGGCAAGGTCAGAGAATGCAGTCTTCAGGGCCACGCTGTCGCCAGTCTTGCCCTTCTTGTCCACTTCCTCTTCTTCCTTGACGTCCGGGTCTTCGTCGTTGGCACCGCCCTTGCTCATCTTGTTGACTTCCTTCTCTTCAGGATCTTCGTCACCAATGACAGTGGCCGTGCCATCATCTTCCTCGTCTTCCTTCTTGCCGCCCTTCATGGCAGTGGCAAGCTGGGCGACCGCATCACCGATGGTCTTGATGCTGTCTTCGATGCCCTTGAAGCGCTTCTCCACCGGGTCGTCGCCCTCGCCTGCCTTGGCAGTCTGTTGGCCTTCCTGGGGGTTCTCCTCCGGGTCATCCTCGTCTTTGCTCGGAGCCTTGGTGGGGTTGCTGCCAGTATGGATGTGGATGTGGGTGCCAGTGGAACCGCCCGCTTGGGTGGTGTCCGCCAGGTCATCATCCGTATCCATGTCCTCGTCAGCGGTGCGATTGCCCAAGGCCACAAGGGCTCGGGCTTCTGCATCGCGGAAGATTGCGCGCACACGTTGTTGTGCGCTGAGTTTCACGCGTTGAGTTGCCATGTCAGTTTCCTTTCGTTGATAGGCACGGTCGCCGATAGCACAGCGCGGGCCACAGCGACCTTTATCGACCAGCGCTACATGATTGACGAGGATGTTGCTCTGGCGTCCGATGCCGACGTCGACTTGCTCGTACTTGGCATCATATCCAGCGCTCACCTCGCGCTTATTCCGTTTGGTGATTTCCGTGATAAGGTCTTTGTCCTGGATGAGCAGGTCCCCTACCACGCAATCTTTCAAATCCCCGGTACCCCGACGCGCCGTAAGAACAATGCCCTTGGCAAGCTCTTTCCAGTTGTCTGGCGTCACATCTTCGTCCGGGTGGTCATCCGTCAAGGCCGCTCCGATGAAGCTGCCCAGCGTATCTTCTGCGAAGAGCTCATCTTCCCCCCGCTCCACGTAAGCGATGCCGCGGTCATTGGCTTCAATAGGCGTCTCGCCCTCGCCATACTGCATCCAGCCGATACGCGCAAGTGGAACGTTGCGGTACAACAGGTTGCCGTTGGGCAGGCGCTCGCTATTGGGGCCGAGCTTCTCGCTGGTATAGATGGGCACCCCACCTCCCGGGGGGCCACGATCGTGCGTGCGTCGTGCCATGGCTTAGGCTCCGGTGATCACGTAGCTGTTGGCGACGCTGCGGTTGCGCACCACAAACATGGTGTTGGCGGCAGTCGCTGCAATACGGGCGACGGTGGTGGTGGCACCGTTCAGCAAGGCGGTGCCGTCGCTGGCGATGCTGGTGGTGCCGTTGGGGATCACGTTGCACCAGAAGTCAGGGGGCAGGCCCACGGGCACAGTCAGGGTGAGGCCGGCTGCGGTGCAGTCAAGCGTCTTGCCCCAGTCGTTGGCGTTCAGGCTTCGGTTGGCCGCGACAGCGAGGCTGTCAGAGGGCCGGATACCTGCGGCCAGCAGGTCCGGGTCAATGGGTGAGGGGAGGCGGGGCATGGCATTTCCTTTCAGTGGTTAACGAACACAAACAATGGGCCATCGGCCCGGGTCAAAAAACAGGGTCTGGGAAGCACCGACAGTTCGGTCCGCATCCCGCGTGGTAGGGCGCAAGGCCCGCGTCAGTCTTTGGCGGCTTGGTCCAACGCACATACTGGCCTTCCTGCTCTCTATGCGTTGGGCGCACGTCGCCGTCTTTGCTGGTGCGCCAGATGTAGCCTTCGCTACCTGCAAACTCTGCGCGTGCCTGCGTCAAGGTGCTGGCAGTGCGCGACACCTCAGTGCGTGCAATGGTGCGGGCCTTGCCAGCTGATACCTCGCCGGTGCGCAGTATCTCATGGGCAATCGTATCGGCTCTAGCACCGCTCACAAGCGCCTTCTTCGTCAGCTCATGCACTCGCTCGGCCGCATCCAATGGGATGCTCTTAATGAGCTGCACCTGCTCCAACATCTTCTGGTGGAACACGTGGCCCGTGGGGGCCTGATGCAGCTCTGTCGCAAGCGCCTTGCCAATCTCCTCCGACATTGCCTTCCATGCGTTGGCGTTGCGCCTTGACACGTTGGCAACCATCATGGTGGCGGTGGCCTCTGCCCATGGGGTAATGAGCTCGCTGTACTGCGTCAGCGCCCTTTGGATGCGCTCCGACAAGAACTGGTCTATGACGTCTTGGGGCGCAATGCCCCTGACTATCATATCTACCTGTCGCGCTATCTGTTGGAGCTTACGATTGTAGTCGGACTCGGCGGCTCGCGCCATGGTCAGCCGTTCCCGGCGTTCCCTTGGGTTCATCGCTGTTCTCCTTCTTGCCATACAGTGCGAGCACTTGCGCCACCGGGTCATCCCCAGGTAGGTCGCCACCTTCGCCTATGCCTCCGGGTGGGGCCAAGGTGTCGTCGGCGGCTGCAATCATCTCGTCCGTAATGTTGGTGAACACACCGGTCACTCGGCCCAGGTCGCGCAGCTCCTGCAACGCAGTCTTCTGGCTGATCATGCCGTCGGCGTAGGCAGCGGTGATGGTGGTAGCCACCTTCTGCGCGATGTCCGCCTTCTCCGTATCCTTCAGCTGCCACAGGCTTGTGAAGCGCAAGCTGAAGTTCTCCGGCAGTGTCACGCCCTTGCTCTTGGCAATCAGCTGGTATATCAGCGTCACGCCAGTACGCATGGTTTTGTTCTGTTGCTGGTTTACGTTGTCGTAGTACATCCGCATATCGGACTCGCCCGATGCCGACAAGCCTGCCGGGCTTTGCCCAAAGAGGCGCACCAGTGGGATCTGCAAGGCCCCTGACAGTTGCTGGCCGAATTGCACCAAGGCATCTGACAGCCCACTGAAGGCGCTGTGCTGTTGCACCTCGAACTCGTCCGAGCTATCCAACAGCGTGATGCCCTCCTGGCCTTGGTAGCGCCGCATGACGTCTACGTAGGCCATGATGCCCTGCATCGGTGCGCCACCGGCTGCGATGATATCGCGCAGCCCTTCTATCTTCAGCGTGCGCAGATAAGCCTTGTACACCAACTGCGCTGCCCCGGTACTTGCACTATCGAATGCAATCATGCGGTCATAGAGGCGCTCGATCACGCTGATGCCCCACAGGTTCTCCGTCAGGCGCTGGTTATACGGTAGCTGGATGCCCTCCACGCGCATCATGACGCGGGTATAGTGGATGGTCATGCCACGCAAGGCAGGCGCGTTGGACAGAACCTTGTAGTAGCGGGGCATGCCAAGGCAAGGCCCGAACTCCGTGACCAGGTCGTCTAGGCTTGGCTCCACGAGCCATCTATCAAGCACCACAAGCCCTTTGAATTGGTCAGGCCCTACGCTGTCCAGGTTCAACGGCGTTTTCACATCCTGGCCGTCCACAAGCGCCACCGCGATGCAGCCCCCATACAGGCGACCCCAACGGATGCACTCATTCATCTGGTCCCATACCTGCAAGCTGGTTGCCGTGTGCTGGATGGTCTCCGTATCGGTGGGTGGCAGGTCTGTGACGAACTCTACGCCAGCGCGTGTCATGTCGTCGGCCACCAGGTCTACGGCCACGCCACCTAGCCATGAGCCCCGGTGAATCCATTCCAGCATCTGGCGGTTGCGGGTGATGGGGTTGTAGCCGTAGGTGCTGCTAGACAGTGCGTTGTCAGCGCCTATGCCCAGCTTGTGTGCGAAGTTGACGAAGCTGTCAAGGGTGGCCGCTTCTAAGCTGGCCCCCTTGCCCTTGGCAATAGGCATGACCGTGGTGCCGGTGGCCTTGCGTGCCTTTGCGTCAGCCGCCTTTGCGTCACGTACTGCTGCTCTAACTGATTGCTTTGCCATAGTGGCTCCTTTTGTGTCATTGCTGTTTGGCATAGGCTTCGCCCAGCTTGGCCCACTGGCCTAGTGCACCACTGCGCTGGATGTAGCCGTCAAGGCCATAGCGTGCGCCATCCCATGTGTGGTTGTCTTTGTCCACTACCACAGGTAGCACCATCGGCTGGCCGTACTCGTTCACTTGCTTGGTATCCACCTTGTAGCGCCACAGGCGGGCTTCCCTTGCCGTATTGACGCAGCGTGGGTGGATGACGATGCGCTTGAAGGCACGCAGGTGTGCGATGCCGTCCTTAATGCTGCCATCCCACTTCTCGGCCGACGATATGTTGTAGCCGAACTTCCTGCGTATGTGGCTAATGACCTCGGGCCTAGCACTGTCGGCCTTGATGGGCCAATCCTTCGCGTCTGGCACGCTGCCATAGAACTCGTCATAGTCATCCAGCTCAATACCCGTACCGTAGGCTTCGTGGCTTATATACAGCTCGCGCTCCCCCGGCTTATCTTCGTTCAGAATGAACATACGCAAGAGGGTTGACGGGTCTTGGCTGAAGCCGAAGTCGGCACCAAAGCGTAGTCGGTCTGCCTGCTTCCATAGGTCGTCGGCAAACTCCTCTACCACGTACTTCTTATTCAGGATGACTGCGTTGCTGACACGCAAGGGCATGCCCAGCCATATGTGCTCGTACATATGGTAGTCGTTGCGCTTATCGTCTTCCATGTCTTGGCGCAACTTGCCACTGAAGTACGGGTTGCTGTCGTAGTTCACCTTATGCACGATGGCACCGGTGCGGCCCTTCACAACAAACATCTGGTGCGTTGCGTCGGCTTCCTCAATCAAGTTATACGTCACCCATATTTCGGACGTATCCTTGCGGATGGTAGGCAAGAGCGTACGCCAGCTACCGGCGCTGACGGACTGCGCTTCCTCTACCCAGCATATGTCAATGCCCTCGGTAGACTTGATGCCTTCTTCGTTGCCGAACAGCCCCTTGAAGATGAACTCGGAGCCAGTGCGCGACTTAATGCTGTCGGCCGTGACCGTGAACCAGCTATCAAGGCCCAGACGTGCAATGGTGTCCTTCAGCAGCTTATGCGACGAATCCTTAATGCTGTTCTGACGCTCACGGGTACAGAGCACCCGTATGGCTCCCGCTGCTGCCAAGCGGATCAGAGCCTCTGCAACGCCCCAGGACTTAGCGGAGCCCCGGCCACCCCAGTAGACCTTGTAGGGGGCTTTCTTGTAGTAGAGATCGCTGAGTGGGTGGCTTCTGTCCAGCACCAGCGACGGTACGCTATGAATGACAGGCGCGTCGTCGGCAAGCAGTCTGACGCGGCCCGGACTAGTCTGCGTCGGAGATGCGGACTCGCGTGCTGCGATGAGAGCTAGTCTGCTCTTCTCTCTCCTGGCCTTCTCCGCCAACGCCAATACCAACGCCTGCTTGGGTGGCAAGCTGCGCAATGATGAGATCGAGCTCATTGTCGGGTACCCCCCTGATCACTTCTACCGTACTAATCTTGGGCGCGAAGTACGGAGCCGCTGCTTTCGCCGCATCCTTCCGTTGCTCTACGTCCAAGCTCACTTGTCGCGTGGCTATCTGGCCGCTAGGCAGTACATGGTACTCCGTCTGGGGCTCACCTCTAGCCATACTGAGCAGGATCTCGTGGGGTAGCAGTCCCGTCGCCTTGGCCTGCTCTCGGGCTTCCCTAGCCAGTCGGTTCGTAGCCCCTTCTGGACGTCCCCGTCTACGCTCTGTATTATCCATATAAATAATTCCTCGTCTACGGTAGTGTCTGTGCACTGTTCCGGTCTCTGTCGCCAATGAAAAAAGCCCTGCTGTCTAGGCAGGGCCTCGCTGTGTCGTGTGCTAGGCGTTACTGATGCAGTTCGGGTTCGCCATGCCCTTCTACCCACTGGGCTAGTTGCCCTACTTGCGTGGTACGTCTGCTTTCACAAGGCTACTACGTTGGTAGCGTTTTAATTACGGAGCGCCCTTCTGCTTAGTCGCTCTGTAGGCAAGTGGCACTCTGTCGTGCTTGCCGTAGATGGCTTCATAGCCTTGCAACACTGGCTCCGGCTTGCGTAGCTTGCATTCCGTATGGCTGCATTCGTGGGTCTTGCTGTGCTCTGTCTTGCACTGCTTGTCGCACTTCATAGAGCCTCCACTTCGTCTACCGAGCGGTGCTCCTCTGTCCAGACGTCAAGGTTGGCATCTTCCAGACCTACCGTGTAGTAGCTGGCTGATGGCAATACGGAGCCACTGATGACGTAGAAGCCAGAGTCTTGGAATACTCGCTGCTCCACGACTCCGTGCAAGCTGAAGGGCTTTGTCGCCGTCACACTGACGGAGCGCACCTTGTCGCTGTCGTTGTAGTACACTATGTTGGCATGTCGTCGCCATTCCTGGGCCTCCATATCCTTGCCAGCCATGGTCCACGCAATCACGCTCCGTCGGATGCCTTTCATGATTCGCCTTTCACTCTGAGTTGCCAGTAGCGCAAGCTGGCGAGCCTGCCGATGTTGATGGCGTCGTGCGCCTCTATGGGCTTTGCCTCTCTGTTGGGCACTGCACGTCGCTCTACGATGATTTGTACGCCGCCTGCGTACCGTCCGTCTTCATGCAGCTTCAAGATGCCCGACGTCGGTGGCAAGTGCTCCGTCAGCTCTGGCGTCCAGATGCTGGCAGGCAGTACGTAGTAGTGTTTCCAGATGTTGCGCGGCCATGCCTCTGTCCAAGCCCTGACGCGGCGGCGTGGGCTCCATGGCTTGCCGCCCCACCACTTGTCCTTGGCGAGGTCGGCCTTCAGATCTGACCTGCTTATCTTGATCTCGAAGTCAATAGGCTTCAAGTTCTTGGCAATCGCAAGCACGTCGCACTCGCTGCCGGGCCATGACGTATTCGGAACTATCAGCAACGCCCTGTTCTCAAACGACTTGGACAAGGCGTTGGCAATCTTTGCCTCTGTCCAAGCCATGGCTTATCGGAGGTTGATGCGCAGCTTGCCGAACTGCAAGGCTGCGACGGTGCCTTGTCCTGCCCTGCGTTGGTCCTCGGCAATGCGCTGTCGGGCCTTGCGGACTGCGATGGGGTTGGCCTGCTTCAGAGCCTCCGCGTCAGCCTGCGACTGGGCGAGGGTGACCATGGCTGCTCGCATCTGCTCCTCGGGCAGGGCCTTGTCGGGCTCCGAGCCTTTGGGAACGAGCTTGTAGCTGCCCTTGTCGATGGCAACCATGTCAAAGGCTGCAATCAGGCTCTCCATGCTATCAAACTTCCGGGGACCTACGTTTGGTACTTGCGTCATTGTCGTGCTCCTTGTCAAACTTATTGCCTTCCGTCCTAGCTGATCCACGTTAGTCTGATGGATACCTGTTGCAGGGCTCCCGCCCGCTCCATCAATCATCCGTGGGGCCACTCATGTCGCGTTGCAGGGGTTTGTGGGTGGCAACCCACCCAAGTTAGGGCGGAAGGCAATAGGGTCGCGTGAAGGTGGGAGGCCGGGACATTCCTGTTCGCATGAAGCAGCGTTTCAGGGAGGAGTATCTCAAGCTCGGACAGGCTTGTGGCAACGGCGCTAACCCGTCGCCCAGTATTGGTCCCGGCCTCCACCATATAAACATCCTCTGTTCAAAGTTGCTTATATAGAGGCATTGCCATTGCTGGCAATGCGCCTTTCCCGGATGTTCGTCTAACCCTATCGTACTACATAGCAGCCTCCATGTGGTTGGTTCTTGCCGTGCTCATTGGAACTATACGCGCTGGCACAAAAAAGACCGGCAGACCGCCTGTCCAAGAATCTGCCGGTTCCCCGAAACGGGATGAACCGTGGCAACGGGTGACCGCCTAGTTGCCTAGAGGCTGGACGGTAGGGAGACTGGCTACAGCCCAGCCCTACAAGGCCACGGAACTCCGTATGCTGCTGTGGGCCGGCGCGCATATCCATTCGGCAGCAGAAGGTAGAAAAAAGGGCCACTGACGCGGCCCTTAAAGACATTCCTACTACTATCAAAGGAAGCCCGATAGTAGATGACTTTGCAACGACGTGCAAATTTGGCCCAATTAATCGAGGTAGCCTACGACGCCTACCTGGTCGAAAATCAAGGCAATCTCCAATAGAGCATCTGACTCGACCCTATATAGATACGAGCGGATCAGCTCTGAGTGGCGTGCAGCAGTGACGGAGTTCACGCCCACCGAGGCAGCAATTCCGGCCATGGAATCGGGCGTATCTCGGAAATAATTGACCACTATGGCAAGGCGCAATCGGGGCTCCGTAGACATGCCCAGCTTGCCCCGGCGTCGCATCACATTGGCATCGCTCTTCAGCGTCTCACACAGCCCATCTATGGCCCTTTTCCAGCCCGAATGCGTGCGGGAGCCTTGGCAGCATGGGCTCCCACAGCTGCACGGCACCTGGGGTCGCGTAAATCGGGCCTGCAAGGCGTTCTGCTGCTCTTGCCCTAGCCTGCCTACCAGTTGCAGGATTAAGCCTGCCTGCGCTGCCTTATCCAAGCCCCTAACGGCTTCCCCCGGCTGTGGGGGTGGCCCGCTAGGCTTGCGCGTCCAGCCAACTTCCTTCTGGCCCCTCTTTTTCTTCGCCGGGATTGCCGCCATAACGCGATTCATCACCGGAGGGGCTATGTAGGCCCCATCGGCGTTGAAGGCGAAGGCCAAGGCACGGGCCACGGAATCGAACGCGGCCTGCACTTCTTTCACTGCTCGGCTCCCTCGTAGAAGGGAGCAAGAACTCGGCCCAGGTCTGGCTCCCGGTAGTTGCGGCCCTTGATCCACTTGCCACCTGCATCCTTGTCAATCATGCCCGTGTCGGGGTTGGCCTTGCTTAGGTTGGAGGAGGCCACCTCGGTATATGCCTCTGCCCCCGGCAAGCCCGACGCGATGCTGCCCCCCGCTGTCACCACATGCAGATCCGTGTAGCCATCCAGGAGGCTCTTGGCGGCTTCGTAGCTCATGGCCTTGGCAATGAGCCACTCTTGGTCTGACAAGGCCCCGATCAGCTTGCGGATGTCTTTGGATTGGCTTTGCATGTGGGTGCCAAGGGCTGCGATCTGGTTGGCAACCCGCCACAGGCCACTATTGCGCCCACAGACCTCTCCGAGCGCGTCGGCGGTGGCTACCAGCGTCTCGCCCCCCTCCTCTGCAATGAGCGCCGCATAGAGCGCCGTCTCCTTGGTCACTCGGGGGGTGCTGGGCGTGCTCTGGTTACTGATCAGCATCAGGCGCAGTTGGCTATCCCATGGGTCCATGCCTGCGTGCAAGTTGCGCAGACTGGTTCGGAGCTTATCCATCTCGTCGCCTGCCTTTGCCAAGCGCTTGAGGGTTTCAATGCCACGGACGCAAGCCAAGACCAAGCCCACGACCAGGAAGATGAACAGCTCCGGGAGGAGGTGATTGGGCTCGGGGCTTGCGAGCCATGCAATGCCAAGGCCCAGAACGAGCATGGCAAGCTCCACGGGCAGGAAGAGCAGGATGAGGGCAAGGTTGTGTCGGTTAGTGGTCATGGTTTAGTTCTCCTGGTAAATGGCGCTGTTCGCACCGTGCTCTGCTACTTCAACGCTCACCACCCGGCAACGGGGGGCATATCCATTGTCCTTGAGCCACACCTGCGTGCACTCGTAGATGAACTGGGCATACTTCTCGCAGCCTACGGCAGGCAAGACCACGAGGTTCAGAACGCCGAGCTGGTGGCCTTGCCGGAAGTATTCCAGGTGGGGGTCATCTTCGGCGATGATGGTAGTATGGTCGAAGGTGTCCTGGAGCATCTGCTTGAGGGACTTCAGCGAGCCAAAGTCCACCACCCAGTTGCGCACGTCCAGGTCATCGGACTCGAACACGAACTTGACGGCCAAGGCATAGCCATGGATGAGGCGGCAATGGGACTCGGCACGCCATTGCCGGAAGGCAGCGGACAGGCCCAGTTCATGACCATAGGTTTTGGTAGAACGGAAAGACATGGGAACTCCTAAAAGAAAAGGGGAGCCAGAGGCGGCTCCCTAAAGTATACAGCTTGCCTAGAACTAGAGGCCCTTGGCCCCCGGCAGATACTTGGCGATCTTCTGCATGGTGCTCAGTTCATCCTCCAGGTCTGCGAATGGGTCGTAGCCCCATTGCAAGAGGGCCTGACGGTGGACGTAAGCCCTTGCCGGGTCTCCCTTGGCATTGTGGCGCAACATGCCCACGTGCCGGAGGAAGTTCTTGTGGCGTTTGATCTGGCGCTCGTCATCGTCGCAGCGCCTGCCCTCGTAATAGCGGCAGTACCACTGGAACCAGCCAAGCGGGTCAACCGGACGAATCCAGCCCTTGGCAATCCAGACGTCCATGCTCTGCCCTGCTGCGACCCCGAACAGGTTCAGCTTGGCATCAAAGACGTCGGAGACTTTGGCACCAGCAAACCAGTCGGCAGGGAACTCGGCCCGGTCTTCCTTGGGGAAGTAGGCCCCACCAAACACCCCCAGGTGCAACATCTGCTTAGGGGTGAGGTCGGGCCGGAAGATGGCCGGGGGATCTCGGAAGTCCGGGATCATGCCAGCAGCTCCTCCGTCAAGGTTGCCAGCGCCTGCTGTTTGATAGTTCTGCCCCGGCCAAAGAGCGCGGCATCGTAGCCAGTGTCCCGGCTTCTGCCCATCTCGTGGTCCACATGCTCAGTAACCGCATTAAGCAGGCCCCAAGCCGTCCCACGGGCCGATGCAAGCCCTGCCCCTCGGGCATCGCCTGCAAACAGCTCTAGGCACCGTGCAACGCTCCTAGACTCGCGCTCGTCTTCAGGCTCCTGGTCAATCTCTGCCAAGTTGCCCAACCATGCCACCTTGGGCTTCTTGCTCTTGGCCTGCTCGACTCCGAAGATGGCATGCAAGCAGTCCCGGGCCTGCGTCAGGTTCACGGGCGTCTCTGCCAGCTCGCGGGACTGGGCCATGAAGGTCTTGAAGTGGTCTTCCTTCAGGCCAAGGGTGCGGCGTACCAAGGTGGCATCGAACTCCGTGCGGTGGCTAACTTGGACGATCTGCTTGGCCTGCCCGAATGCCAAGGCGAGGGTGTTGGCACAGACAACGCGCACTGCCGTATCCATGGCCGTTGTGCGCATGCTTCCGTCCATGCTGGTAGCCAGTACGATGTTGCGTACCACATCGTCGCCCTTGCCTACTTTGGCAACCTCGCCGTTGGTAGCCATGGCCCACAGCTTGCGGCCCCCTCGCAAGGTACCAGCTGTGTGGATGTGCCAGCCTTCCTGTTCCACCAGCCCGCGGAAGAACTCCAGGACTTCACGGGGCTGCACAATCTTGTAGCCGTCTCCCACAATGGACAGGGGCGAGTAGTCGTCGCTTCGGTACAGGGCCTTGTAGTCGGCGAACTGGATCTGCTCGTAGCCATTGTCCTCGGCTGGGTCTGGCTTGCCGTTGACGCTGATGGGCGAGGTCTTGGCCTCCCAGTCCATGCCAGCCTCTTTCAGCCAGACGCCGATGCTGGCACCCTTGGTGACTGGCTGGCCGAGGCCGTGCCATGGGGTCTCGCCAACGAAAGCCATTTCGGCTTTACCGTTGGCCCGGATTGTTAGTTCATGTGCCATGATGTTGGGCCTCCGTATTAAGCAACCACGTCCAGAACCAGCTCTTCCTCTTGGCCCGCCGCTGCACGCAAGCCGGTCAGGGCTCCGAACATGTAGGCAGCAACCAGCTCTGCGTCGCCCTTGATCCACTTGGCAAGGTTGTCCTCCGGCTTCATGCCAATACGGCTCAGGCGTCCCACCAGCTCCGCGGCCACCTGGGCACCGAGCTCCGACAGCTGGGCGTTATTCAAGGCCCGGATCTTCAGCGTCTTGCCTTTGGCCTTGGCCTTGTCGCTGCGGGTCTTCTGGAGGTCGGCCTGCACCTTCTGTTTGGCGTTGCGATCGCCCTTGGCGTTCTTGGCCTTTGCCACCAGCTCTTTCTGCTTGGCCTTGTCGCCCTTGGCTACCTTGGCGATCTGCTTGGCCTGCGTCTTGCCGATGGTGCCCTTGGTCACGGCGTCCTTGACGTCTTCGTCTGCATCCAGTAAGGCCAGCATCTCAGTCACGTGCACTTGCTTGCGGCCGACGCGCTCGCAGATCTGCTTGATGGTCAGGCCCTTGATGCCCTCGTCGGGGAAGCCGTCACGCATGCGCTTGTAGGCAGCGGCCTCCTCCAAGGGGAGCAGGGGCTTGCCAGTATTGGCCTCGAACATCTGCACCAGCGACGTCATGCTGTCTTGCGCCTTGTCCACCAAGATGGCCGGGGCACCCTCGGGGAAGGCTTCGTCGTACTTGCCCTGCTTCATCAGCAGCTCCAAGGCAGTCAGGCGTCGGTCGCCGTCCACCAGCTCGAAGTGGAACACTTGGGCACCCGTTGGGCCTTTGCCATCGTCCAGCACGGTGGGGGCAATGCGCTTCACGCGGATGGGGTTCAGCATGCCATTGACTGCAAGGCTCTTCGCCAGCTCTTCGATCTCGCCGAAGTCAAAGCGGTTGTTCCATCCTTCCTTGCGCATGACTGCGCGAGCGTCCACGAAGTTAGAACTGCTACGCTTCAGGATGCCGGGGGCGTTGCTTGTGCCAGCCTTGGGAGCGGCGGAAGTGGCAGCGGCTTTGGTTGTTGCATTTTCCATAATGATCTCCAGTAAGTTAATGACAGGCGACATGCCCATCGTCAAGCCCCGACCCGCGAGGCTTGCCGCTGTGCTGTCAGGCCAAGTTATCCAAGATGCGGACGTCCTGCGCGGCGTGCTTGTGCTCCATCACAAGGTAGTCGGCATGGGACAGGGCCGACTCTTCGTGGTTGGTTTGCAGGTTGGTGACCCAG